TTTACCAGTGGTAATGAACCTGGTAATGGTGTTGCCATCAAGTTTCAAAGAGATACAAATATCTCTGCCAAGAAGGTGGATTTTCAAGATGGTAGTGTTCTTACAGAAGCAGACTTAGATACACAAAATGATCAAATTTTATTTGCTCAACAAGAGATTACAGATAAGTTAAGTGGTATTGAAGAAGGTGCTACAGCAGATCAGACAAATGCAGAAATAAAAACAGCATACGAAGCTAACTCTGATACAAACGCTTTTAGTGATGCAGAGAAAACAAAGCTACAAGATTTAGATTTATCAAAACTACAAGGAATAGAAACAGGAGCTACCGCAGATCAATCTAATAGTGAAATTAAAACTGCTTATGAAGCAAACTCCGATACTAATGCTTTTACAGATGCAGAGAAAACAAAACTAGCTGGTATTACTGCCGGTCAAGGAGCAACAACATTTACTGGATTATCAGATACCCCTGCAAACTTTACAGGTGCTGCAAGTAAGACAGTTAAAGTAAACAGTAGTGCTAATGCTTTAGAATTTGTAGATGTAGTTACTCCTACACAAGATATTGTTGACGATACCTCGCCACAGTTGGGAGGAGATTTAGATGTACAGGCAAGAGAAATAAATACATCTACATCTAATGGCAATATAAAATTAAATCCTAATGGCTCTGGTGCAGTAGAAGTAAAGGGAGATGGTAGTAGTAATGATGGTAAATTACAACTTAACTGTTCACAAAACTCTCATGGTGTGAAATTACAATCCCCTGCCCATAGTGCAGGTCAATCTTATACTATGATTTTGCCTGATAACCAGATAGCAGCAGATAAGGTTTTAAAAGTAAAAAGTATTACTGGTAGTGGAGCAACAGCAGTAGGACAACTAGAATATGCAGATGTAAGTTCTCAAGTAGCTGATGGTTGCATAACAGAAAATTCGCAAACAATTTCAAATAATTACACTATGGGTACAAACAAATCAGGAATTAGTGCAGGCCCTGTAAATATAAATAGTGGGATAACAGTTACCATTCCGTCAGGTTCACGCTATGTTATTGTCTAGGGGGTAAAATTATGCCAATAGTATTAAACGGATCAGGAACAATTAGTGGTATATCTACAGGTGGATTGCCTGACGGTTGCGTAGATGGAGACACACTAGCAACAGGAACTGGAGGTAAAATCCTTCAAGTTGTACAGACAGTTAAAACTGACACAGCAAGTTGGACAGGTACTTCTTTTGTTGATATTGCTGGAACTGATGAAACTGGTGCTGGTTCTATTTGGGAAGTAAACATAACTCCAACAGCAGCCAATAGTAAAATTCTTTTTGAATTTAGCGGAGCTATCGGGTCTAACCTTGGAGCTATGCAATGTGTGAGATTAGTAAGAGAAATAAATGACTCAAATGCTGCATATCCTTTCTTAGGTGACACAAATGGTAGTTCGCCAAGAGTGTCAAGGCATGTGCGTGACGATCAAACAGCTATGAAAACTCATGTTGTTAATCAAATACATTTTAATTATCTTGACTCTCCTAGTTATTCGCTAGGAAATAAAATTACATATCATTTAGAAGGGATGGGTTATAGCTCAAGTGAAACAGTTTATATTAACAGATCAGGCAGTCAACAATTAGAAGCTACATATGATGGATTACAAGCATCAACAATAACAGCTACGGAGTTTGCAGCATGAGCCAGATTAAGCTATTACATAGCGGTGGTAATGGGGTTTCTATAGTTGCACCCGATAGTAACCCTGCATCTGATCGTACCCTTAAATTACCTAGTGATGGTGATGGTACTATCCTTACAACTAACTCATCTGTTGGTAAAATTCTTCAAATAGTACAAATAGCAAAAACAGATACAGCATCTACAACATCTACTACCTTTGGAGATGTAAGTGGTTTATCACAAGCGATAACTACTGTTGCTGGTAGCAAAGTTCTTTGTTTAGGAAATGTCTTTTTTGGATCATCTGCTGCATATAGCACTTGGTTTAGATTAGTAAGAGTAGATGTAGACGGAAGTACAAATTATCCTTGGCTCGGTGATGCAGATAGTACTGTAACTCGTGCAAGTGCTGGTACATATACTGGTTATTACAATTACCAAGCAGAAAATCATTCTTTTACTTGTTTAGATACTCCAAGTGGTGCTGGTACGCATACTTATAAAATTCAATGGAAACAAGGTTATTCTGGTGGATATACAAGTTATATCGGAAGAGATGCAGGAGGTTCGACTGATGCTTCAAGAGGAAGAGTCCCTTCATCAATCACATTAATTGAGGTAGCAGCATGATGGCTATCTTATATAATTTAATAAAAAGGACTTTTTAATTATGTCTCTTGACCATGAAGCCATATATGAGGCTTACAAATCAGAAGCAAAACCTGTTGTTTCTATAGATGACTCTGCTGGTGCATTTGACGCTGACGGATCTAAAGTTACTCTTGATGATGCAAAGGTGGCAGCAGCTAGAAAATCATTAGATGATGCAGCAGCCCTTATAGCCTACAAATCAAAAAGAACTGGTGCTGATGGTACAACAGATACTATCTATCCAACGATAGGAGATCAGTTAGATATGCTTTACAAAGATATGTTGGCTGGTAAATTAGATACAACAGGCACTTGGGCTACTGCAATCAAGGCTACAAAGGACAAATATCCTAAACCATGAGTAGATTAGTTACCAACGCAATAAGAAGCACCGCAGCATCTAGTGATGCTATGACAATAGATAGTGCTGGTAAGCCTTCATTTCCAAACGGAGGTGTTGGTAAAATTTTACAAGTAGTTTCTACAACTAAAACAGATGTATTTTCTGAAAGTTTAGCTTCTGGTGCATTTAGTGCTGATGCTATGAGTCTGTCTATTACGCCAAGTAGTGCTAGTAATAAGATTTTAATTGCAATTAACTGCTTTTTAGGTGTTGGAGCTACGGTAAGACTTAATGCAACTATATATAAAGCAGGGTCAGTTTTAACAGGTTCTATCGGTGATGCTGATGGCAGTAAAAATAGAACTTCTTTTCAAGCAAGTAATTCTAATGCTGCAAGAGGAAATACTGCTGGTGGTACATATTTAGATACTGCTGGTGGTACAAGTGCGATTACATATAGCGTTAGATTAAGTCATGGTCATAGTTCTACTCAAACTATATATCTAAACCGAGTACATACTGAAAATGACAATGATGATTACTCAAGAAGTGCATCTACAATTACTCTTACAGAGGTAGCAGCATAAAAGCTGTTGACTAATTAGTTTTATGTTGCATCTGCCTTGTCATAAGGCTCATGGTGACGTAGAGAGGGGATAGGGCTACAATAAGCAGTAATACAAGCACACTTGAAAAAGATAGTGCTTTTAAAATTGCAAATTTAATCATGTTTCAAAAAATTGCTAATATTCTTAGCATCGTTTCATTTGTAATGGTAGCTTCCATGAGTGGTGGAGCATACCTTGGCTACAAATATGTAACATCTGAAAATTTCAAGTCTCAGGTTATGAATGAGATCCTTGGCAATGTTCAAGGCATGATGCCAAAAATATTAGATAATGGTTTACCTAAAATAACAGGCCCATCAATGCCTATAATAAAATGAATAAATGGAAATACCTGATATAAGTATTCCCAATATTTATATTCCAAACGTACCAGAACCTTACACTCCACACTATATAAACGTAACAAAACTACCTGAGATTGATGTTCCTGGTTGTACTTATCAACATCGTGATATAAAAAATACTGGTAATCGTAATTTATTATTGGAAGATCCGAATGGTGTATATACGACTTGTGATTTTCCGTTTCCTAGTTTTATACCGCTTGACTATACACCTGAGAATCTTGTTATTACAGAAGAAGCACCTATCAGTAACGATCCACCACCCTTACCAGAAACAGAGCAGCCAAAGATTCCTGACTTACCACCAGACCCTCCACCACCTTTTCCTCCCTGTCCTGGGAAAAATGACCAAAGAGTAGGAGACTTTCGTAACGATAAAAAGTTAGAACGTGTTATTGGACATGAAAGAGGGCAAGATGGGTCTGAATGTATCACTATCTATGAAGACGTTCCGTTTAAAGATCAATACATTCCGTCTGCTCCTCAGTTTATTGGGGTCTTTAGCCTTGCTCTGGTTGGTGCTTCTGCACCATTGGTACTTCAGCTTGTCCGCCCAATAGTTAAGCAAGTCGTGACAAAGTTGACCAAGAAGAAAAAAGATGTAAAATAATAATCCGTAGATAAGTGTAATACCCGTAACTTATCTACTTTAATTTGTGAGTATGTGGGATAACTTGATTTGGTGGGATAGTAACAACAATATCTTCACAGGTAATGGCACTAGGAGTATTAGGCTTAAAAGTAACTCCAGTTTTAGCCATTTTTGAGCACATCTCCAAACGATAAAGGCTGATCTCCATTTTAGTTTTCTTTATCAATAATTCCTGTGCCTCTATATTTACCTGTGTTGCCTTATGACATAAAGCTGGTGCTTTTCCCAGTGGAATATTTATCTGAGCAGAGATACCATAGTTCAAATTGTAGTTATCTTTTTCAAATCTAGGAGTCTCTTGAACATATTTTATCTCTCCAGTATTTTCATCATATATATTCTGCTTAGTGACCTGCTCTATTGGTCTGTTAAATGTCCAAGCGTCTGTTAAATATGGGGTAATTGTAAGCGATGGGGAGGAGCAAACAATACCTTGACTCATTCTAAACTGTGGCATTGAAGATGGTGTGATCATAGTTGCGTTATTATTTACAACACCTTGAGCGTTAGAACTAGGACTTGCAACTGTAGTATTGGCAAAAACTTTTGTTGGACAAAAAACTAATACTATTGCCCAAAGGTAGTTGTAGTTTCTGTTGTGGTGCTTGTATTTATTGTTCTGGTTATTGTGGTTACCGTGTCTAATCCTGGTGTTATCAAGGTTTCTTGAAGAGAAAAGGCTGCTCCACCATTTGTTATTTTCCATCTTGGCACAGCATCTAAGTTTGGCGAAGTCCAACTGAAATTTACCCCTCCAACTGTCTGTTCTGTAAGAGTGGTAGCTGTAGGATTGATATATCCATTAAGATCGGAACTTTCAATATTATGCCCTGATGCAGAATAGGAATATCCTGTCCGATATTGATGGCTCGTGATGGTTTCATTTATTACTGACTCTGAAGTGCTTGAAGTCTGACTCGAACCCGAACGAAACTGCGGAACTACAGGTACAGCAAGGGTTCTTACTGGTAATACTAATAAAACTAGCAGCCAAAGTCTAGTCAATCGTAATAGTAACTTTAGTAGATCCTATGCAAGATGTACCCGATCCACCAGCAGTACAAGTATGAACTCCGCTAGATAGTGAAGTTAATGCAAGCGATCCAGCAGTACCGCCTGATCCAACAGTAGTTTGTCCACTTAATACTGGTAATGCTGCTATTCCACTGGAAGGGGTGACAGTAGATGGTGTAGCGTCACCCATAATTACTGATTCTGTTTTGCTGAAAGCAGATCCCGATGTTGTTACTGTAGTATCTGTTTGAATCATAGCTGGTACGCCATTGGTAAGGCTGCCTACATTGATTCCTCCAATCTTTCCTGATGTTGTGGTATCTCCTACAGTTACAGATGGTGTAATATTATTGCCACTAAGACTATATGTAGTACCTACCTTATTAGTAACCACATATGGCATATCAACTGTTATCTGTGCAGAAGTTACAAACTCCTGTTTTATATCAGCAAAAGCAGCCGATGGTAAAAATAAAAGTAAAGCAAATAATTTTTTCATTTGATACCTACTTTAGAGTTCTTATTATCCACTATAGTATCTTTTTTCTTTTTAATCTGAAATCCCAAAGAAGCAGTTGAGGCACTAAAGATGCTGGCTATGAAAGTTGGATCAAAGTCCACTATTTTCTTACCACTTGGCGGTTCATAGTATGAAAGTGATAAAAGTGTTGCCGACCACAAAAGTACACAGACTTTTACAATGGTTTCGACTTTACTGGGTTCTTGATCTTCCATAGTTAGTTATAAGAAAACCCTATTTTGGGGAGAATAGGGCTTATTGACTTGTGTGAGGAGTCAAGCCAAAATTAGCAAATAAGTACATAATTGGAAAGTATATAC